TTGGTCGTGCCCACGTTGTTTCCCTTGACAATGTAGGTGCATAGCGACAGTCCTTTTTTATACAGAATGTACTTGAAATCCCAGTCTTTTCGTTGGGTATTGACATAAATCTTGGCGAATAGTGCGGCCAGAGGTTGCGGTGTCCAACTAGATCCGTACTGGCGAGTAAGGAACCCGTAGTCTAGACAGAACCAGTAAGGACCATAATACCCACCAATGTCTGGGCTTCCATAATTGGTGTCGTACACAACATCAAATTGATCCGGTGGCCTCGGCGTGATGTTGCAATAGCCCCCACTGGAGTAATAACTGTTTTGGTATGGTCCATCGATTTCGAAATTAGCTTCTGCACAGAGTATGAAACCAGCGCTCGTAATGGCATTCGAATTCGCAATGATGAAATTGTAGCTTGCGCTCGGGAAATAGATGTGTTCGTCTGTTCCTTCATTATACGAACACGTAATCACGGGTTTGCGTTGCGTGTGAAGGAATGACAGGACGTCTTCATAAAATTCGTCGGCTTGTTGAAAGGCGTCCGCCTCCCATGGTTTTCGCTTCGAATTCATCTGTGACGTTGCGACAATGTCGTACGCAAGCGTATTGTTTTTTAACCATGTCATGTACGCGGGTCCTAACGGGTTCGGAATATAGTCGTACAGCATAATTGCCGATGAGAATACGGCATTCGAAAACAAGATTTGTAATTCAAAGTTCATGTGCACCATGAGTTTTGATTCCTTCCACGGCAATGCTTCCACGTCATCTCCCACAATCGGAAAGTCTGCGGCGGCTTGAAATCGAAAACTGACACCGTCGATTGGTGGAACAATTCCTTGTCGAGCCAGTAAATATTCCACCTCGATCGTGGGATTGAAAGCCTCCGGATTGTTCAAATCTACTTCACTTATTTGAAGTGTCTTTAAATCTTCTGGACAGCAACAAAGCAGGATTAATACTACGCGGACACCCTCGCCGTCGTTCACCTCTTGGGGCATTCTTAAGATGTTCTCCGAGACAAGACTCGGGAAAAGAGTCGGGTAATTTTCTGGATTGTCGACATCGTCGCGTATGCGAATGTTCAAGTACACCGTCATTGGAAAGGTTTCCGTGATAAAATCCAGATTTTTCAAGTGGAGTGTGAGTTCATTGGTAAGTTCACGGTAGCTATAATCTACATAACGATAGGCGTTGAACGATTCCATATTTCCTTCAAAAGCGATTGTACCTTCCAAAGGTCCTTCAATTGTAATGAAGAATCTTGTGCGCAAGAATTCCACAAAAGACGAAAAGTCGAATACAAAGGACAGATCTTCAAGTGGGTTTACAGAAGGTGAAAGAGGTGACAGGATCGAGATGGCGAGCTGGACATTCAGTATCCTTTTCATTTCCACGGTAGCCGGAAGAAAGGATACCGTGGACCACAGAATAGAGGCTCTCAAGACGTGCGAGGATGTCGCACGCACAGTATAATCGGACAGATAGATGGGTAGGTTTCGATCGGCGATTCCATCTTGGTTTTCTATCGCCTCTACAAGATTCTGATTGCTTGTGATCTTCATTTCTTATTACAAAATTAAAATTTATTATGACATTGAACCAACATATATTCAGACAGATCGAATGTTGCTAATGTCAAAGCCCACAAGTTTTTCATACTTTCCTTGGAGCCGAATCGCAAGCCAGTGTGAGAATGTCGATCCTCCCGTTGGACAAATCAACACGGAGTTGCACATATTCTCGGCCATCCTCATATCTTCGACTGCGTTCAGTTCACGTTTTCCCGTCTTCTTGGAAGGATGCATATCTATCCTGTATCCTCTTTTCACCAACTCGGACAAGACCGAATTTGAATGGGGATTGGATGTGAGCAAGACGATGACATCCGTCTTAGGGATGTATTTGGTGATCAAGTCTAGATACTTTTCATTCAACTCCTTTTCAAATTGTCTGGGTGACATATGATTCCCTTTACACCACCATTGTATCGCGTCTCGTTCATTGCGTAAATGAACAAGACTGTACTTCTCACTCACAATATTCTTCGGCGAAGATGTGGTGTTATTCGCAAAACGAAGAGCCCGCAAAACACCCTCGACCCGTTGACCTGACATGTCAAGAAATGGCGTATGTTTATACGTACGTAGACCATCCCAACGCGTGTTGACGAGCATACCGCCGTACTCGCGCATTCGCACTGGATTGTCATAATGGTTTGGAAGCGTGAGTTCAAACGTCTTCTCCACACCGATCTGTGGATCAATGACTTGATTGTTGTTATACACGGACGATTTGTCCACCACAAGTGAACCGAGCATGTCAATAGGCACGTCAACAGATATACGTGACGACGAGACAAGTTTGAGCGTCGTTCCAGCGGGAATGCTGTGCAGATCTATAATATGCAGACGGCGAAAGAAGGAAGAGTTCAAGAAGTTTATGTCAAGAACAGAGGAATACGAACATCGTGAGGCATCGTTGTTATATTGAGAGTAGAAATGGTCGAGAAACACGACGGCTTTGTTACGGTCACCCTTGACGTGCTTTTCCTCGAGCAGAATGAGATGATTGAGCATGGCAACCACTTGATTTGTCAGTCCTCTTGCGACGTTTCCAATGGAATGTGAATACACAAAGACATCCATTTTACCATTCAAGAAAGAAATTATATGTTTCTATATCTAATGTGAGGATAGAAACCTAAGAGACTTCAGAATAGAGGTTGGAAATTCCAACCCAAATCTGAAAAGAGCTCGCTGCATATTTCGTCGTGGTAATACTTTCGATCGATGGTTTTCAGAATATTGAACTCTTCCTTTCGACAAGGGTACTTGTGTCTCCGTAGCAACTGGAAGAGCACGTACTGTGTGTTGATAAAATTCTTGCGGTCGGTGTTGATCTTGAACTTCTTGTCGTATTGCTCCACCAGAACATCGAAATCGTTCATCAAATCTTCTTCCAAAAAGGACAATTCGGGGACGGCTTTCCCAGTCAATGTGTGGAAGATCAGTACGGCATCTTCATAATGCTTTACGAATTTACTATCTTTTAAAAATATGGTGATGTGTTCTTTCTCCACTTTCTCAAACGCCATTTCCTTGGGCAGGTCGTTGTGATTGTGAGGAATGATTCCGTGCGAAAACAATTGTTGCGTGATTTCTTCGTACAATGAATTTGGAATGGTCACGTTTTGTTTTCCTTGGAATTGGTAGAAACAGTCGCGGAAATGTGTTCGTCGGTCGTACGTATATTTGCTACTGATGTTGACACGCTCAATATCTTTAAAGGATAGGATGTTGTTTTGGAATTGATCAATCACAATTCCACACTCTCGACACACACTCTGGTTATCAAAGATATCAAAGTAGGTCGAGTTCTTACACTGTTCGCACACAAGATTCGTGTTGGGAATCGTCGGACACATTTTCGAAGATTGTTGGAGATTCTCTGTGTACGAGTGAATGTCGTGAATAATATCTTTGAGAAAATGAAAGTTCTGGAACAACTGGTTCGTCAAGAACAAATACTCTTGGATCATCTTTTCCTTTTCTTTTTGAATCCTCTTCATATTATCGTCTTCGCGTGTCATGAAATGAAGCTGGACTCTTTGTGTACACACTTTCTTGTACTTCTCCATCAAAGGTACCGAGAACAACAAATAGAAATTCAGCAATGAGAAGTTGTCCATCTGTTCGAAATGGCTCTCCATGTTCTCAATTTCCTTTTGCAACGTCTCGGTGATGTTTCTTGAGAGCCGTGGCTTGGTTTCCATGAATTGCTGCTTCAACTCTTCCAACTTCTTGCGCTCCGATGCATCCTGTTTTGGGTTCTGTAAATAATTGATAATCTGGAGATGCACGGTTAAGATGTCAAGATTCATCGGTTTTACATCATGTTCGTTCAACTTTTTAAGACACTTATTCATTTCTCATGAATGTCCCACACACATGACGAATCTTTTTCTCAAGCTTTCCTTTAAAACAAAAAAATCTTCATTTTTCAAAAAAATATTTTTTTTTTTAAATTTTCTTTCCTATAATAAAAAAAAATGTCTAGTATTTGCACATCCAATCTTACATCCGGTTTCATCGATCTCGCCACGTACGATGAACTCGAGAAGTACATGTACGGCGGCCCCGAAGCCACCGCTTACTTCGTTCGCCAAACCCGTAAATCCACTTGGTTCACCCAAGTGCCCGTTGTTCTCAGCCGCGCCTCCGGCTCCCCCCAATTCGGCCAGGAGTGGTCCGTCCAGATCTCCCGCGCCGGTGATTACCTCCTGTACTCTTGGTTGCGAGTGGTCATCCCCTCCGTCAAGAATCAGGGACTCCAGGGGTCCACGGGAACGACCGGTGGAACCGGAACCGTGTACATCGGTTGGACGCCCAATCTGCTCCACAACTTGGTCATTGAGTGCTGCATCACCTTCAACGACCTTGTGGCCGCCACCTTCACCTCCGTCCACTTGGACTTCTGGTCTGCCTTCACCACGCCCCCTGGCAAGATCGACGGGTACTACCAGATGGTCGGCACCCTCACGGACTTGACCAACGTCTACGGACCCGGTGAGACCATCCCCGAGACGACCCTCAATCTGCCCCTGCCCCTGTTCTACTCCCGTGATTCGGGTGTAGCTCTACCCACGGCCGCCCTGCCCTACAATGACATGCGCATCAACTTTGTGTTCAACGACTGGACCCGTCTGCTCAATCAATACAACATCATCGATGACCCCGTGTACGGCAACCGCAAGCTCGCCGCGCCCTTGGCCAACCCCAACTGGAACGTCACGGGAGAGTTCGTCGCTCCCCAGCTTTCCACTGTCCAGGTGTGGGCCAACTACGCCATCGTCTCCAATGACGAGCGTAAGCGCATGGCCTGTGCTCCCCGTGATATCCTCATTGAGCAAGTGCAGACCGCCCCTCCCCAGACGTACGCACCCGTCTCCCAACCCAACCCCAGCTACGACATCCGTTTCTCCCACGCCATCAAGGTGTTGTTCTTCGGTGCCCGTAACACCTCCGTCCGTTCCTATGGATCCAACTACACGACCCAGCACACCATCCCCGTGTTCAACAAGTTCACGTCCCGTGATGTGTTCTACATCGCCAACTACTTCCCTGGTTCGGACCCCATTGAGACCACCTCCCTCACCTATGAGAACACTCAGC